GTTCAAACTAATGAAGGGCGATTAGAAGGCCAATCAACAGGTTTCATAACTGCCTTTACTGACATTCCTAAATCTATTAAATCGGCCTGGATGACATATATGCCTACGTTACTTGGAGGTTCAAGTGAGGATTCAGCAGAAATCGAAAAAAAGGCTGCTTCAGGTTTTGCGGGTGTTCTATCAGAAGGTGGGGAAGTTGTTGGTTTGAAAATAGGTGAAAGCATAAATTCTGCTTTAGCTGTGATGGGGAGAGATGAAAAGTTTACTAGCTTGAAGAGAGAATTGCTGGATTTGACTAAAGGCTTTACAGGTGATGAAACTCTCACAAAAGAACAGTTTATGAAAAAATATTTGACAAATGAAGCGCAGTATTATAACCAAGACGCAACAATGTTAGACAAGGATACTTTCGGCCAGTTCTCCCCTGAACGTAGAAAATTTAGGAGTGATCTTGATACCCGATATCAAGCAGGAGTTGAATCCGGTGACTTTATATCTCAAGGTTTTACAGAAGAACAAGCAGCAGCTTATAAATCAAATCGACAACTATTCCATGGTGGTGGCAAACAACACGCAGGCAGTGCAATGCAAATTGAGTCGGCTGAAAGGATGCGTCTCATTACTGCGGCGTATTTAAAGACTGATGAATACAAAAAAACTGTAGCCAAAGGGGAAGAGCTTCAATCCCTTTATCAACAATTTATTGATACATATCAAGCAAGAATGGCCAACACCCAACTTGGGAGTGGTGGTGAGGTAACAACAATAAATAATAATTCGAATGACGGCGGTGGTGGAGCAGCTCCAGGTAATATAACAATAATTGATATATCAGGTGGTCAGGTACCTGGGTATGGGCATATGTAAATGAATATATCAGTCACAGAAAGAGCAAAGACATATCTCAAGAATGCAGGTAAACCAAACGTTTCTCTCAAAGTTAAAGGCGGAGGATGTTCTGGGTTTCAATATGAGTGGGGTATCACAGATGCTGAACCTACTGTAGAGAACCTTTGGTTAGACCCGATGGCAGAGATGTTTGTATTTGGCTGCACAGTAGATTATGTAGAAGAATTAGGAGGTTCGTACCTCAAAGTAATTAACCCTAATGCAACTGCACAGTGTGGTTGCGGAGAAAGTTTCGGAGTATAAAATGACAAAATGGATTATAATTGGAATTGGTTTAGTAGCATTTATTGCACTCATGATTTGGGGTGTTGATGGCGCAATGTGTAAAGAAGCGATGTGCTAAATGTCAAAGTTAACACCTCAGCAAAGGGCGACTATGGCCTGGCGGTGGGCCGCATTGAGTTTGTACTTATTGATTTGCTTTTATGACTTTTTGTTCGTCCCGGTCTGGTACGGGCTTAATAGACCAGCTATCGAAGAATTTATGTTGATTATTAATGCTACAACAGAACCAATGGTTCAAATGGAATTAATGAAAAAGCTAACAGGACAGCATAATCCCTTTACACTTATGGGCGGTGGTTTGTTTCACCTTGCCTTTGGTGCTATACTTACCGGGTCTGCTGTAGGCATGGGTAATAAAGAATAAAAAAAGGGAGCGTTACACACACTCCCCTTTCTCAACAATGAAACGATGTATTATTAGCTAGCCGCTAGTTTAGCAAAATAGCTCATAGTATCTTCTTCCTCAGCTTCTTTAGCTGGTGTAGCAACAACCTCTTCAATAGACTGAGCAGGCATTTCACGCATAGTAGGTGCAGGTGCTTCTGCGATTGGATCACGAGTATCCGTTGATGCTTGTGTACCAAGTACATCATGCATCTTACGTTCAAGATCAGCATAGCTCTTATAGAACTGTGCATCAGTGAACTCTTCAAGTGGATGCATGGAATTATACACACCCTCAAGCCTTGTATCATCACCATCTAGGAATGCAGATGGAGCGTCAAACTCAGACTTATCATAGTTAATCCAACCTTCAACCTTACGAATCTTAATCTTAAAGTTGGCACCTTCCCACATATCGAAACAATTCATTGGTTTCTCATCTTGGTAGGTAGGGTTCATAACATCCATAATCTTATCAAAGATCTTTTTGCCATACACATACATGAAGACTTTGCCTTCATTCTCAGGATTAGCGGGATCAGATATAACTTGAATGTTTGATACGTAGTGTAGGCGACGCTTTTGATCACGTGCTTGTTTACGTGTATCAGACCTATCATCGTCTGACATATTCCATAGCTTACTGTTAAGCTGACCGACTGGATCGTCTTGACCAATCGATGTAAGTGATCGTTCAATATACCACTTACCAGTTGGACCTTTAAATCCATGATCCCAATAACGGACCCATGGAAGGTCTGCCCCTTCAGCGGCAGGTAGGAATCGAATGACAGCATAACCATTACCAGCTTTATCAATAGCCGGTTTCCATATGCGTTCATCTTTCCAGGATTTTTTAGTTTCACCACCACCAGCTGATTCAGCCGCATTTTTGAGTTGATCAATAGTGGTACGGTTACGTTTTAGATTTGCAAAAGACATATTATGTTTCCTTATATTTGCATTGTATTACATTTTATTATACGATATATATGTACTATTGTACACACTTATTTATACTCAATCGAAAAATAATTCATTCGTTCGAGGTATTAAATTGAGGCGCATCGCTTCACCCTCAATCTTTTCTTGGATTGGACCTGACACAAACTTACGTACATCCTGTGGATCAATACCGTGATCTTCACATATTTTTAGTACTGCATCCATATACGCCATCTTATGTTCCAAGACAGTCTTCTCTACTAACTTCGAGAACTCAGACTTCGTTAAAAACTTATCACTCATTATGTATCCATTACTCTTAACAGAATAACATCTTGGTTAATCCGTCCGGTTGGTTTGGTAGTCTTTGTAGTTAAAGTAGACCAATACTTATCAATCTGTTTAATTGTTTTAGATTGAAATACAGGTAACATCTCACTTGGCTTACGCAAAGTAGTTTGTCTTGAATGAATTGTATCAATATTCTTAATAGTGCTACCTGACACTTCAAATCCTTTACCAGATTGAGTGCTGATTTCCATTAATACTTTATAACGTGTATTAAAAGCAAAGAGTCTACGTGATCCTACAATCATCATAGGGTTAATAGAAGTCAGCTTAAACTCCTTCGACTCTTTCAAATACTTAAGCTTTGCGATCTGACGATCTGCAGTTTTAACACGAGGCTTACTTGTCTTACGTAAAGCCTTCTTACCCATAATATAACGTTCAGCATCTGCTACAAACCCATTCATAAAGCTTAGCATCTTCTTACGTTCTGGTTGTGATAGATGACTATATGCGTCAACTAAGTCAGGTGTCTTTAACTCAACCAACTCTTGTAATTCATCACGTAACGGTTTGTAATAATTAAGAACCGCTCTTGCTGTAACGTTACTAAGATCTTTCACTTTCATTTCATTATAAAGATTGTATTCTGTATTATCATTCCATTCATCAACAACGCCATCAAGGCTAGCAATGAAGTCAGATGTAATCTCTCGAATACGATCTGCGATTGTACGTACAGGAGTTGAAGAGACAACCTTTGTGGACATCTCTTCTGTTTTACGCATTGCTACATCACGTAGCTCATCAATATATCGAGACACACCTTTCTCATGATTCCATTTAGAAGGAAATTCACCTTCACGATCGTTCCATGCAATAGATGCAGCTATGCCATGAGGCATAGTAAACATATATTCAGGTGCTGATAATAATAGCTTAGCTTCAGAAGAATGATTGGTTCGAATATAGCTACGCAATACACTTGCTACATCTTTACGATCCATCTCCATACGGAAATAGTCACGAAAGAACCACCAATTCTTTGTAGGCGCAGCTGCAATACCTGACCTACGAGAGGCTGGTACTTTTCTGACTTTCTTACGGGTAAGTTTTTTAACCATGTTTTCACTCCAACATTATATATTATATTATACCACGTTTTGTGTCAAATGTAAATAGTTATTTTTCAAATTGTTCCATAACGATTTCATCGTCTTCATTAATGTGTGATCTAACATATCCATTTATTGTTAAATACTTAATAGTGCCTTCAACGATTTCATTACGTCTCCTTGCTTTAAAAGTATAACCCATACCATAACCGCATATACTAGCGGCAATGAATATAAACCATGGTAATTCTATCATTAACCATCTCCTTTATACTATTTATCATCATCCTGTTCATAAATAAACATTGGACCTGGCTTATCCTCTTTTTTACGAAACCACGTGTTCCATTTGAGGATAAGCAGATACTTCAGATATACTAAAGAATTCATGTAAAAGAAACAACACTATCCACTCGGAATGATCGCCAACCTTCAGCGTTCACATCCCATACTGGAATAACCTCGTCACTAATAGCACGGATTTTCTTCTGACTCATTGGGTCAGCCTTTGTCGCTGACGGAATCATGTCTTCCTTCAACGTACATGTCATATCGCGAAGATCGCCATTGACTTTCTTAAACTTAACTTGGCACTCACGGCTTGTGAGTTCCTTCATCATATCTACTTTGGACATTTTTTCTCCTTCATCCATTGGTTTCATCAATCAATTTATGTGCCCGTCGAAGATCTTCAACAACGGTTCTATTTACTTGGTTTGTGAGTCTATCAAGTTCACCTTTCACTTCACTAATCTTATCATTGAGAGCGTGAATTTTCATTTCGAGATGAGCAACATCAGTCATTAATAGTCACCCCAATCATTATCTAACTTAGTTGTGTGGTAGTGAACTTCGCCATAATACTGTTTAGCAAATTTAGATGCATCAGTCCAATGTAACTCAGACTCTCCATCATGCTTCTCAGTAAGATTTTGGGTAGGCTTCTTCATAGTAACGCCACTGTTATCATCGACCCAACCAACAACACGTGCTGATTTGGCTTTGATAGCAGCAACTCTAGCTTTCTTAGCGATAGCCTTTGCAGCTATTGCTTTAATCATCTCAAGCCTCTCGGCCATTATATTTTCATTTAACATATACGTCTCCACTGTTATTTAATTTCATTATGTATTAGTTTAATAAGAATGTAAACAGCTAAATTCATTTTGTTTCTGACTGTGACTTATTCGACACATAGTCAACTGTAAATACACCTTCTTTGGTTCTCATTGCAATCAATATAAGATTAAGCATTTTATGAGACATAACAATTAAGTCCATATTATTCTCCATCTCATTATATTGTCTTATGAAACATCCAGCATCATCAATCACTAACTCTAAATCTTCGAATCCACCGTCTGGATCAAGGATTGTAGTGATTGTATGATCGTATTCAAATTCATTTGTAAACATTACCACTCACGCTTAACGCCACCGTGAAAGATCGCAAGTCCTTCACGTGCGATATCCACAGCCTCTGACCACCCTTCAGGGAAGTTACTATAGTCATACTCTATTTTATCTGCAATCTTTTCGGCAGATGCTTCAGTACAACTACAGTGCATCATGATATTTTCAACAACAACCCTCACGAGTTTTTCCAGACGTCATAAACATTTGCATCTATACGTTCAACATTCTTGTCTAAGTCTTCAATCACATTTAGAATTTCTTCCATAAAGGATTCAGGCAAAGCACCATCACGTTTACGTATTGTTCTTCTAATCATACTACTCAATTTATTTCTCATTGTCATTGCATCTTGCAAGTCATTTACTATAAGCATAATATCTCCTTGTATGTTATATAATCATTATAACATAAAAAAAAGGGGATGTAAACCCCCTTAACTCATTTATTTCATTTAGTTTGAAAGTGTGTTAATTATGCAACTAACACTCCACCTTTATAACGATACTTTTTCATTAAGATTTGATAAGCCTCAGAAACAGTGTGAAGGTTTAACACAATTGGATTTTTAGTAGTTTTACGATTTGCAATCAAAACTTGAGATACAAACTTTTTCATCATGTTTGAATCTTTAGATTGTACGTTATGTTTTTTGAAACTCCAATTCATTGATTGACCTATATCACAAGTATCATCAACAATCATAATTTGTTTGTTAAGTTGCTTTTGCATCCACTTGTGATCATCCCACTCACCTACAGTAGTTGAGATCCACAATTCAAGATCTTGTTCTAAACCTTCAGGAAACCATTCACTTTGAATTTTAGGAAGAGTTTTACAATACTCATCCATTTCTTTTTCAACTGAAAAGTTAAACTCATAACGGTGACATCCACCTTTACCTGAGTTTTCAACTCTTCCAACTTTAACGCCATCTTTATAAAGATTACCTTCAAAACAAATAGTCTCTTCAGACATGCTGTCATATACTTTTACGTTTTTCATTTCAAGTTTCATAATATAGTCTCCATAGTTTCACTGTCTTACATATATAATATAGACCATATTGAGGGCAATGTAAACACTTATTTTCATTTTATTTCATTTAGTTTGAAGACGTGTTGTTTATAACACACTTGCCATTGTCTTCTTTTCATAACCAAATTGTTCAAAGTCTTCTGCAAATATATCAGTTATAAGATCATATGTTTCTTCTGTATAGTGTGACATATAATTGTATGTTGGTAATGAATTTACATTCGCTTTAAGTTTAACATTTATCTTATGTTCAAGGGATTCGAGTCCATCTTCTACCTTATAAACTGTTTCAACCATTTCACCACTGAGTCCTGTAAGATATTCACATTGAGTTGTTCTCATATTGTATCTTATATTTGGTGCTATATTAGCAAAGTCAACATCCCAAAAGTTTTGAAATGATGTACCTTTCAAATGTGCAGAATATATCTTGTGATGAGATGTACAATACAACCATAGACTAATAGCTCTTTTATAAGGATCTCGTACAATACTAAAAACTGTTTTATCAGCAAGATCAACGTTACGTTGCCAGTAGTGATATGGTTGATGTTGTTCTATCTCTCCTCGTACACCAGTGGTACATTCTGTTTGCGCCTCTGGAATTGCATGTTTTAATGCCATGCCAGCTGTTCTTGGAATATGGATAAACGCCCATTCATTCGTGTATATCATTTTAATTTAGTTCCTGGATCATTTAATTTAAGGGAAGTTCTATGTCGGTCCGATCCTGTATATGGGCACTTAGTACCATCTACCATTTTACCTTGAAAGTAATGCTTCTGCCAACCGTCTACTTTACCAGTTTTAAGATCTTCTCCAAACTGTTTACGTTGGTCATTCCAATTGTGGTGCTGCTCAATCCATGTTCTATCATGATAATCAGCTTCCATAATATTGTGAAGTTTAAACTCTTCAATATCAGAACGTTTAATTGGGAACATAAAGCAGAATGGATCATCTGGTGTGAATCTTACATCAAAGTTCTTGCGAGTAAACTTCCAGTTCATAGTAGCACTGAATGGTCCCCAGTCAGCCTCATACATGCCTGTCATAGGTGTGATGCCATTTATGAAGTGATTAGGTGCACCGCCGATCCACAGGCTATAACCTTCGGATACTCTCGGTGTAAAATGCATAGCGAATGTAAGTGTACCATAACCAAAATGACTTAACCCAAGAGCATCTGGATTCGCACTGAATTCAATATCTTCTTGAATTAATCTATCATCACGCTTACAACGTACTACTATTTCTTTTTTAGGATAAACTGCCCAACCATGTTGGTTTGCAATGTTAAGAGGTAAACAACGATAAGCGTATTTGAGATTTGTTTTATCCATCCAATCTCGTTGTAGCCGCATGGGCTTCACTTCAAACGCAGCATCTTTCGGATCAACACTCCAAACTAATTCGAATACTTTTTCATTCTTCTTCTTCTTGAAGGGATTGTACATTATTATTTCTTTCTTCGCGAAGCTTCCGAAGAAGCCATTCATGATAGAGTTCTTGA